CTCTTACAAAAAATATTTTATTTATTTTTATAAAAACGCTTGACAAAGATATTTTCATCTGATAATATTATTATATGATAAAAGATGAAAGAATTCTAAAGTTAAAAGAAATTGTTGATAAGCATCAAATTAGTCCTGTAACTATGGCTCATATTATGGGGATAAGTTTACCTACTTATTATAGATACATAAAAGGTGAGACTGTCCCGCATAGTAGAAATACCAGAGATATAATTGATAGAATTATAGAAGAATATAATTTTAAGAATAAATAATAAAAGGATTATAATGAAAATAATAAATGGTGAAATTAAAGAATATTGTTGTAGTTACCTAAAAGGATATATAGACCTTAAAGATATTATCAAAGTTGACAAAAATTTTAAGGAATTAGTTTATGATGGTGATATATTTTTTACAATAAATTATTGTCCTTTTTGTGGAAAGAAAGTAGAATATATAGAATCAGACATTACTTCTGAGATTAAAACACCAATAGAGGAAATTAAATTAAAACAAGACGATTGGCATCCAAGTGATATTGAAGAAGATTAACCTTTAAAAGGAGAAAACCGTTATGGTGCTTAAATGTCCAGATTAATTACAATAGAATATGTGAATGTCTGGGCTTTTGGGGACGTCCTATAATATATCATATGTGTATCAAATGATAAGATAAGAAAATAAAATTAAATAGCCAGAATACTAAACCCAGACATTAAGCAGGTTTACGGTAATCCTATAAGTGTTTGGGTTTTTTTATTTTGGCTATTTTATTTATAAAGGAGGTGAAAAGTGAATAAGCATATACCGCTGAAATGGACTGATGAGGAGATAAAGTATTTCTCTAAACCAATACCGAGAATAGAGAAGGCAAGTTGGCTAACTAAATGGCTGGACGATTACTTTATTTGGTTTGTAATGTCACTGATGGCAGGGGCGACTATCTGGATGGTAATTAAGATATGTCAGTTAAGTTTGCTCCATTTGTGGTTGAAAGCAATGTAAATTTAAATAAATATTATTAGGAGGTAAATGAAAAATGAAAATTATTGAGTTAAGAAGTGAGAATGTAAAGAAAGTAAAGGCAATTGAGATTATACCAAAGGACAATATAGTAATAATCTCAGGGAAGAATGGGCAGGGGAAGACATCGGTATTAGATTCAATCTGGTATGCCTTAGAGGGAAAGACAAGTTTAAAGGATACTCCTATGCCTATCAGAAAAGGAGAGAAGAAAGCAGAGGTAACATTAACCCTTGATGATTTTATAGTTACCCGAAATTGGACTGGAAATGATAAAAGTTATTTAAAGGTAACCAATAAAGAAGGTTTATCTTATGGCTCACCTCAAGAATTACTGGACAGTTTTATCGGAAAACTTGCTTTTGATCCACTGGAGTTTGCACAAATGAAGGAGAACGAACAGAGAGAACTACTATTAGAAGTTACAGGTCTTAATTTTGATAGTTTAGATAATATGGCTATAGAACTAAGAGAGAAGAGAAGGATACAAGGGCAGACGGTTAAACTACTTTCTGGAGAAAGGGAAACAATAACGATTGAAAATTTACCGGGGAAATTAATATCAGTTACCTCTATTAACGATGAGTTACAAGAGGCACTGATAGTTAATACCAAAATTGACGAAGCAATCAGAAACAAAGAGCAGGCAGAAAAAGAAGTAAAAAGATTAAAAAATCTTATTATTTCGTGTGAAGAATATTTACAAACAAACGAAAAAATACCGATTGATTCTTTAAAAGAAAAATTAAATGATTCACAAGAAATAAATGAACAGGTAAGAGCGAAAGAACGAAATAATGTTGCTGACAATAAATTATTTGAAGCCCAGAAGGTATATGACGAATTTACAGAAAAAATAGAAGATATAGCAAAGGAAAAAGAAACTGCTTTATCTACTGCTAAAATGCCCATCACTGGATTAAGTATAAGTGAAACAGGTGTAATCTATAACGATATTCCTTTCGGTCAATTATCTTCCTCAGAACAACTCAAGGTTTCTCTGGCTATCGCAATGGCTCTAAATCCGAAATTAAAGGTTATAAGAATTACAGATGGTTCACTTTTAGACGATGATTCTATGGAGATTATTAGAAAGTTAGCTGAGAAAAAAGATTATCAGGTTTGGCTCGAAAAAGTAGATGGGACTGGGAAGATTGGATTCTATATCGAAGAGGGGGAGGTGAAATGTGAAAACGATGTAGCAAATGAAGATGTACCATTTTAAAATGAAAAATAATTTAAGGAGGGTTTTAGAAATGGATAAATTAACTTCAGAACAAAAAAGGTTAATGGAGGAAGAAGAAAAAAAACATAAAGCAATACCGATAAAACGAGAAAGATTTGAACAGATACTCATTAAGATTGGAAGAAAAGCTAAAAATGTTTAACCAAAAAGAGTATTCTAAAACAGAAAAAGAAAAAAATCGGAAAAGGATATGGAATAAAGAACATCCAGAATACCAAAAGGAATATCGAAAGAAACATAAAGAATCTTTTGCAGAATATCGTAAAAAATATTGTGAAGAAAACAAAGAGAAAATAATGGCAATGGATAAACAATGGCGAAAGAATAATCCAGAAAAAACAAAAGAGATAAAAAATCAATGGAAAAAGACAGAAAAAGGAAAAGTTGCTTCTCAAAGAGATAAATCTAAAAGACGAGCAAAATTAAGAGAAATTATTAATACTCTTACTGTTAATGAATGGATTGAAATTCTAAAACAGTACCATTTTAAATGTGCTTATTGTGGTAAGGAATTTGACCTTTTTGATAAACCAACGAAAGACCACATAATACCTATTAGTAAAGGAGGCGATAATACAAAAGAGAATATAACCCCTGCCTGTCGGTCTTGTAATTCGAAGAAAAATAATAAAATTATTTAAGGAGGTTTTAAATTGAGTAGTTTAAAAAAGTTGGCTAAATGTTTAGCACGAGACAATGGTGGTAATGTAAATGAGGCACGAAAAGAATTAGAACAGAGAAATAAAGATTTAGAGAAGCACGATTTTGAATACGTTTTTAAAAAATATAAATCTAAGGAGGTAAATTATGAGTAATAAAGTTAGTAGTTTATCAATTATCGATAATACGGACATGGATTCTTTTAAGAATACTATGGCTAAAATCCAACAATTTCAGAGGTTAGTAAGAGAAAACTTAATTGAAGGTAAGGATTATGGAACGATACCGGGGACTAGTAAACCTACACTCTATAAGGCAGGTGCAGAAAAAATTGTTATTTTGGGGAAATTACGTTCTACCTTTGACGTCTTAAACGAAACTAAAGATTACGATAAAGAATTTTTTGACTTTGAGATAAGGTGGAATTTGTGGGCTGGTGATAATCTTTTGGTCCAAGGAGTGGGTCTTTGTAATTCAAAGGAGGATAAATATAGATATAGATGGGTTACGGAAAAGAAGTTGCCTCCTCATGTAGACAAAAATAAATTAGTTTTCAGGAATAAGACGGGTAAATATGGAGATTACAAAGAATACAGAATGACAAATGAAGATGTATGCACTTTAGCTAATACCATCCTGAAAATGGCAAAGAAAAGGGCTTTAGTTGATGCTGCTCTACTAGTTGGAAGTCTATCAGATTTATTTACCCAAGATATTGAAGATTTACCGGAAGAATATTTGAATAACAAAGTAACTGAACCTGAACTCAAAAGTGTGTTAAAGAAGCATATCAATGAACCTGAATCAAAGTTAGAGAAGAAAGATGATTGGGCTAGTGAGAAGCAGACGATCCTAATTAAAGATACCATCATAACAAGTCATTTATTACTGAAAGCTGAGAAAGAGAAAATAAATGGATACTTTAAAGATGGTCTAACTAAATCTAAGGCAAGTGAGATTATTGGGTGGTGGTTAGGTGATGTAGGAAAAGGTATTACCGGCGAAAGAGAAAAGCGAAGCGAAAAAGAGAAGCGAAACAAGGATAAATCTGATAAAAAAATTAATAAACCATTAGACCCAAACAATGAAGAATCAGCCGTTGCCGCAGCAGATAAACCCGGCACCATTGAAAAGCATTTTGCAAAGTTAAATGAGGAAGATGATCCAGATGAGGCGTTAGCATAAAGTGACCTCCTCAGTGCAGGTAGCAGATTCCTGCACCGCAATTATATTTTATTATTTTTTATATTAATTAAGGGGAGGTAAATCAAAATGGAAAATTTAGATTGGTTAAAGAAATGTAAAAAGGAAAAAAATATTAGTTATCAAGAATTCAAAGATATATCCGAACATCAAATTGAATTTAGAAAAATGAAAGCACTTGAAATTATAGCAGAAGAACTTTATGAACTAACTGATTTTTTCCTTCATAAAAGACTTATTTAAAGGGGGGTAAATAAAATGAGAAATAAAGAAATAATCAAAAGATTAGCCGAAAAGTATATTGAGATTTGGGGAGAATACGAGAAAATAAGTGATTATGATAATGATAAAGAAGAAGCACAAATTGATTTATTAGACGATATATTTGATGAATTATTTAACATAAAAGACCTTTATGTTCATAATGATTGTTTGATGAGTTTTGGTAGAAAGATTGGATAATATTTTAATTAAGGGAGGATAACCTAAATGGCTAATATTGCTTTAGACGAGAAAGATAATCATATTTGCGGTAATTGCTATCTACATTCAAATATTTTTCCAATTTGCATTCTAACTGGGGAGGACACTAATAATAGTGACACTTGTGATAAGTGGATGGCAGAAAGGATAAGTGATTACAATGAAATTAATTGATTATCTCGTATTATTATTAGGCATTATATTTGTGATTCTTCCGCAGGTAGTAGTGAAATGTATTTATGAGGTAAGAGATTGGATAGTAGAAACTATAAATCTTATATAAAAATACTATAAAATATTTAAGGTTTTCTATAAAAATTAAAGGAAAGAGGTGTAAATAAAATGAGTTCCATTATAAAAGGATTAGATAATGATAAACATTCAGTTTTATTAATCTTGACTGTGGATGATGTTAATGTAACGAAAAATTTTATCGCTAGTTTAAAAGACGGAGATACTTATTCATTAACATTGCAAAATCTTAAAGAGATTGAAAAGGAATTATTTACTCATATTAAAGTATATGACTTAAGCCAACTATAAAAAATATATGGAAGGAGGTGAATAAAATAGATAAGGTTTATTATGACCAATTTTCTTATATCTGTAATCCACTACAAGACCAAGTGGAATATCATAAGTTTAAATTTTCAGATTTAAAGGAGGTGAATAAATTGAAAAAGGAGATAGATTTTAGTAAGATACCATACTTTGAGACGAAGGTAATTAAGGTGAAGAAACATAATATAGAACAAAAGGTAAAGACATTTGTTTTAGAGAGAGTGGAGACAAAACATATAAAAGGGGAGATTATTAAAGTAAAGTATAACGACCCGAAACTATATTTATATCGACACGAAGATAGTAAGGTCGGAGATGAAGCCATATATCCCGATAGAAAAATATGGAAAATAATTAAAATAATAGAACCAAAAAAAATCAAGGCTAACATTGTCAACGGCGAGAATATCGACAAGATTAAGTTCCCCTGCTTGTGCAACTATACTCAATATTGTAAAAAATATTTAGGGCAGTTAAATACTGGTCTTGAAAACAACAATATTATATATGAGTTGTATAGTATAGATAAACAAGATGCCTATGTGAACAGAGTAGCTCATAGTCTAATTCTTAAAGAATTAATCTTGAGATGGGATATTCATATCCTAAAAGGCAAAATCTTAATATTTGAGGAGGAAAAATAAGATGATTGAATTAGAAAAATATATCCTATTTATTATTAAATCTCACGTGGGTTTTGATGACGCAATAAATCAATACAAAATGACGCAAAAAATAAATGATATAGGAGGGGATACAAATTGCCGACAGGTTAGAAAGGTTATTGAAGACTTAATTAAGCAAGGTTACCCGATTATCTCTACGCCTCGAAATGGTGGCGGATATTGTTATCAAAAAACTACTCTTGAAGGGGTAGAGTGTTGGAAGCGGATAAGAAGGCAGGCGATAAAGCTATTCATTAAGGCGAGGAAGATCAGGAGTAATTCAAGAATAGGGCAGTTGGATTTAGATATAAGGTTTTAAGGAGGATGAACACGAAGACTAAAATATTGAAAGAGGGAAGAATAATTAAGATAAGAGATGGGGAAGAAATTTATAAAGTAAAAATATTAAAGGTTTTAGAAATGTTTCCCAATGGCAACGGTTTTGTAAGAGTCAAATATTCTACAGGACAAAAAAGAAATATATCAATTAGGGGAGGAGGGAAAATAAATGGAAGTTAATATGATTGCTTGTGCTGATACTTGGTGGCGATTACTTACGGAAAAAAAGAGAATGAATATATATTTTAAGCATTTTACCAGTGGCACTCACGATGATTGTGTTGAATGGCACTGGAATCTTAACAAAGAAGAAAGAATTAAGATATATAAGGAGGAAAAATAGATGAAAGTCTTGATTCATTTAAAGGAAACATCACAACCGATAATATATGAAGATGTTATCAATGCTTATCAGAAGGGTGACTTTTATTGTGTGATGTATATGAAGGGTGACAAAAGAATAGAGGATAAATTTTCTACACGTGATAAAAATATATTTATGTGTAGAGAAATTGAAACAAAGATTGATTTAGATTTAAGGAGGTAATATGAAAATAATCAAAGTTAATAATTGTGGAGAATGTTTATACAAAGATACTTATTTTCCTTTAGATAATATTGGTTTAACTAACTTTCCTGTTTCCTATAAATATTGTAGATATCACTATATTAAGACTGGCGAGATAAGGGAAATTAAGAATTTGAGAGTAATTGGTGAATGGTGCGATTTAGATGATTATGAAAAAATCAAATAAGGAGGTAATATGACAGATAATGATTTAATCTATAAAACAATTCTTAAAATATTGGAATTAGAACATAGAGAGGAAGAACGTTTATTAAGTCGAATTGATAAAGATAAATGCGCAGTTTTTTTAAATCGTTCTATTTATGAGGCTTGTAGGAGAATAAACGACTTATACCAAATAAATCCTTTAAATCTTATTTGTAATACTTTTATGGGATACAAGGTTTATTTTATAGATACCGAAGATGTAGATGAAGTTTATTTAGGAAGAAGATGTAATGAGCAATAAGGAGATAATATGGCAAGACCAATTAAAGAAGGATTAGATTATTTCCCCCACGATACTGATGCTTCAACCGATGAAAAAATAGAGGCATTAAGGGTTTTATATGGGAATAACGGTTATGCTTTTTACTTTATTATTTTGGAACGGATATTTAGAACGAATAATTTTGAGATCGATGTTTCTGACGCAGAAACTATTCAGATACTCGCCAGAAAAGTAGAAGTAACCGTAGAAGAATTTAATAAGATATTAAAAACTGCTCTCAAATGGGGGTGTTTTGATAAAAAAATATATGAAGAAAGAAAGGTTTTGACCTCTAATGGTATAAAAAAGAGGGCAAATGTAGTCATTGAAAAGCGAGAAGAAATGCGGGTCTTATATCATAAAAAGGTTTCTGGGGTAGTTTCTGACGCAGAAACCCAGCAGAAACCCGACAAAGCAAAGCAAAGCAAAGTAAAGAAAAGCACACAAGAAAGTGTTGTGTGTATTGTGCCTGTTGAAACTGTGGATACTGTGGATAAGTCAATAGAACTAAAAAAGGAAATGCTGGATTTAGTAAGTGGTTGCTTTAAAGAGGACTTCATAAATAAACTATTTAAACAATATCCGGTGGAGAAGATAGAGAAATATTTTGAGGAATTAAAGTATAAGGAAGGTGTTATAAATCCAGTGGGTTGGCTGGTGGCGGCGTTAAAGAATGATTATAAAGAGGAAGGAGGGTGAAAAAGATTATGCCAGAAGTAATAGATTTAACAAGGCAGAGGTTTGGAAGATTAATAGTAATTGATAGAAGTTATCCTAATCAAAATAAACATTTAATGTGGTTATGTAAATGTGATTGTGAAAAAGAAAAAATTATCGTTGGTTATAATTTAAAAAGAAATCATACTAAGAGTTGCGGTTGCTTAAGAAAAGAACTTACAAGTGCCAGGAATAGAAAGGATTTAGATTTTTTAAATAGGCAAAATTTATCAGGAAATTAAAGAGGAAGGGGGGTGAAAATATATTGTGAAGAAATATTTAATAACAATATATCATAAAGGTATTTTCGGTGGTATTTCTACAATAAACATTACAAATGTTAGTAAAGAAGATAAATTTTATCAATATAAAGAAAATTGTTTCATAGTATATGGAGTTAAAGATAATAAATCAGTTTATTGTAGTTTCCCATTAAATATAATAAAGTGCGTCAATATTGAAGAAGTTTAAAAATAATTTATAGGAGGTAAAAAAATTGAAAGTTTCACCAAAGGTTAGCGAAGTAGTTATCTGGCAAAATGGCAATGTTATGGCATTTAAGGAAAATGGTCGGCAAGTACCAGAATGTCAGATAGGATGTATTTTAAATGAAGAATTGGTTAAGAAGTTAAATGAATATTGCGACGAAACCACTAAATTTTATATGGCTGTATTTGATGAAGATACTTATACCAGAAGATATGAAATGAATGTAGATTGGTGGTTTAAGAAAAAGAAAGAGGAGGGTGAAAATAAAAGATGACTGAAAAAAATAAGATGAAAATATATCTAAAATCTCGTGGAATAAAAAGAGGTATTGGTGGAAAATTTCAAAGTGATAAATTTGATCTGAATAAAGAAGAAATAATTCGTCAATATCGGGAAGGAATACCAGTTAAGATAATAGCGGAAAATGAAGATAGGTCTATGTTTACTATTTATAAATATCTAGTAAAATGGGGAGTTAGAGAAAAAAAAGAAAGAATGGTTAGAGAAGAATATAAAAAAGAACCTGAAATTATTGTGCCTTTTAAAGAAAGGATAAGTCCAGAAATACTTTTGAGAATGAAGGAAAATACATTAACTAATCAGAAATTAATTAAATATTATAAACGAGAAGAGGATTGGATACCAAAAAAGAGAATATTGGAAGGAGTGTGAATAAGTGAGTATAGATTCTTTTAATAAAGGTTTAGACGATGCTTATCTTGGTAGGTTCAATGAAAAAATGATGAATAATCGTGATTATGTAGAAGGTCTCGAATATGGAGAGGACATAGAAAGAGATTATTGTGATAAAGAAAAAACAGAAAAATTACAACAAGAGGAATATGAATTATATATGGAAAGAAAATATAAAGAAGATAACGAATGAAAGGAGTGTGATTAAGTGAATACAAAGGAAGCGATTGAATTTTTAGAAAATCAAATCGATAGATATTGTTTTACAAAGGAAAGATGGGGGAAATATATTAATGAAGGGTATGAAAAGAAAGGAACAAAAAGTTTTAAAGAGATTGAGCAAAAATACTTCCCCATAGAGGCGAGTCAAGATTATAAAGAAGGTAAAGAATGAAGGCAGTAAAATTAATCTTAGCAGGTAGACCAATTACTAAAAAGAATTCTCAAAGAATGGTAGTAGCAAAAAATGGAGCAAGATTTTTAATACAAAGCAAACAATATCTTGCTTATGAAAAGGACTGTTTATGGCAAATTAAATCACAGTACAAAGAGGAGATTTTAAAAGAGAAAATATGTTTAACGGTATATTATTATATGCCAGATAAAAGAAGTAAACCTGACCTTGTGAATTTATTACAAGCTACATCTGATATATTAGAAAAAGCAAGGGTAATCGAAAATGATAGTAATATAATTTCTTATAATGGTTCAAGAATTATAGGTATAGACAAGGATAATCCGAGAACGGAAATAATAATTAAAGGAGGATAAATAAATGGTTACTCTAAATATTACCGAGAAGACTGCCAGAAACCTTTTAGACTATATTAACGAATTTATAGACCATACTAGTAGCAGAAAGTTTATCAGTGAGGCGATAGGGGATAAAATGAAAATCAAGAAGGCGATAGGCAGGAGCGAGGGGATACCAGTGAAATTTCTGAATGATTTTAGATTAAAGGATATAGTAAGCTAAGGAAAAATAAATAATAAAAGGAGGTGAAAAAAATGATTTATTTAATAATTTTATTGGTTATATTTTTAATTGGAGGTGTTTACTCAAAAAATAATGATAATTTTTTTACAGATTTTTTTGATGATGGTTTGGGAGCAAGTATTCCCTGTATTTTGATTACAATAATACTTTGTGGTGTAATATTATTTGGTGGGATAATATATTTTGTAAGTATTGGTGAAGTTGCAGAAATGGAAGCGTTTCAGGAAAATACACTTTCCGTATATGAATATACTATCGATAAATCAGAAAATATTACTATTAATGCAATTAAAGACGCTGAAAAGAATATGAATACATTATTAAATACAGGAAATTTGGCATATTTTGAATTAGCCAAATCTGTTAATGCTAACCTTACCGAATTAAGAGAGTCAATAAGAATATATAATAAGAGATTATATTCATATAGAAAATATAACAATAATTGGTTTACCAATAGTTTTGTATGTAATATGCCAGAATATCTAAAACCAATTAATATGAAATAAAATAATGAAAATAGGGGTGAATAAATAATGTTTTTATTCACCCCTCTAAATAAAGGAGGCAATAGACATAAATAAAGGAGTGGTAAATATATGCATAGGGTGGCAACCTATCAGGATTACATGGAGGGCCACAAAATTGAAATACTTGAGCAGATAAAAAAGGGATGGCAGGTTAAGCAGATTGCCAAAACACTTGATGTATCAGTGCAGACCCTTTCAGATTACCTTTACTTGTGGGGGAATGGATATAGGAGAAAAAAACAAGGCAATATCTGCAGTGTCCAGTTGAAAGAAGAATTGCCGGTTATGGAAAGGATAAGTATCGAGACAAGGAAGAAGATGGAATATAACACTGCAGTGAATAAGGAAAGGGTAAAAATGCTGAAATTTCCAGAGGACTTTTTTGGCGATACGTTAATTATGGAATTATTAGATGGAAAAATTATGAAAGGATATGAATAAAATGACAGAAAATAATAGAGCGGATAATGTAGAAATACAAAAAAGAATATATCAAGTTGGTTTAATGTTAAGAAGAAAATCAACCCCATTTATAGTAGATTTTATAAGACGGGAATGGGGATTGGAAAGGGCACAAGCCTTTAAATATATTAAGGAAGCACGTAAAGAATGGAAAAAGTATTTCGAGAAATTAAAAGGTGATGGTATAGCCTACCACGTGGCACAACTTCGAGACCTTAAAGACCAAGCCTATAGTAGAAAAGTAGTTATAGGTAGGGGTGATAATAAGGATACTGTAACCGTAGCAGACTTAGGGTTGGTATTTGAGATTAGCAAGGAAGAAGCTAAATTGATGGGGATATATCCAAGTGAAAAACATGATGTAAAAGTGGAAGGAGAACTAAAATTAACTGATGCAAAAAGAAAACTCATTGATAAAATCAATGCTTTTGTTACCAGAAATAGAGAGGATGAAGTTCCTAAATAGCTTAACTGAAGAAGAAGCAGAGGATATCTTATACGATTGGGAAGTTTGGGCAAGGCCGAAACAATTACCACCACCGGGAGAATGGTTAACTTGGATGATTCTGACTGGAAGGGGTTGGGGTAAAACTCGAACGGGGTCTGAATGGGTAACTGGTAAAGCAAAAAAAGGTGCAAAACATATTGCCTTAATTGGCCAGACTAAAGCCGATGTAAGAGATACCATGATAGAATTGGGGCCTGCTTCCATTATGAAAATATCCCATCCTAAATTCTATCCTAAATACGAATCATCAAAGAGAAGAATAATCTGGCCTAATGGTTGTATAGGAACTATCTATAGTGGAGATGAACCAGATCAGGTAAGGGGACCAAGTCATGATATTGCTTGGATTGATGAGTTAGCAAAGTTTCAATATCCACAAGATATATGGGATAACTTAATGTTTGGCCTTCGGGAAGGTGAGGATATGCAGATACTAATTACCACTACCCCAAGACCGATACCAATTATAAAAAATCTTGTTAAGGATTCTAATACAAAGGTTATTCATGGTAATACTTACGAGAATAAAGAGAACTTACCTAAAAAATACTTTGATTATGTTATTGCTCCTTATGTAGGCACTAGGTTAGGTCAACAGGAAATTGAAGGTAAGATACTTGAAGATAATCCCAATGCCTTATGGAATAGGAAAATAATTGAGGATAATAGAGTCAATAAATATCCTGAATTAATAAGAGTGGTTATAGGGGTTGACCCGGAAGCATCTGATACTGAACAATCAGCAGAAACAGGGATTATTGCCGTAGGATTAGGGAAAGATGGGCATGGATATGTTCTTGGAGATAATACTATCAAGGGATCACCGGATAAATGGGGTAATGAAGCAGTTACTGCTTACCATAAATATCAAGGAGATAGAATTATCGGAGAAGTAAATAATGGTGGTGATATGGTGGGTTATGTAATTCATACTATAGATAAGAATGTGCCATTTAAAGCCGTCCATGCCAGTAAAGGTAAATATACAAGAGCCGAACCTGTTACCGCTTTATATGAACAAGGGCGCATTCATCACGTAGGTAATTTTATAGAACTTGAAGATCAGATGTGCGAATGGATACCGGGAGAAAAATCCCCAGATAGAATGGATGGTTTGGTTTGGGCAATAACTGAATTAATGTTAGACATGAAGGGAGATCCTCAAATTTTATGGATTCCCGAAGTAAATATAAGGGATGATGAGGATGAGGATGAATAATGAAAATAAATATTAAGAAAGGAGTATAAATGATTAAATTCGAAGAAATAAGAAATATTTTGAAAGATTGGAAGAAAGATGACGTTATAGAATATGCAGAAATATTATATGAGTATTATTATTTGAAATTAGAACCCGACTATACAAAATTATCTGATGATGTCTTAGGATTATTAGCTGTTACGATTGGGGTTAGTTACAAAAATATGCATCCTACCATTGAAAGCCAATTAAAACAACCATATAAAGAATGGATTAAATATATGCAAGAAAGTAAGTGTAAATTTATCGAGGAGGATAATTAAAAATGAAATGCTGGGAATGTAAAAAAGAAATTAAATTAGCTCGTAGAGTGCCTTATTGTGATGGTTTTGTTAGTAAGTTTAGAGATGTTTGTTATGATTACTTAGGTAAATTAAAGACAGATGATTGTCATCAAGTAAGAGTAGAAAGAATAACAAGGGGTCAATTAAAAATAAAAAGGAGGTAAATATGAATTTTACTGATGAATATATAGAAATGGTTAGTGTTTCTGATGAGATACAAAAGTATTGTAAATATGAAATGGGAGATTGTTTTAGATATAAAGATAGTGAACCTTATATTTTAGAATATAAACCAAACCAAACAGATATAGATAATATTCGAAGATATAACCTTAAATGGCTACCAACTCTTGAACAATTATTTGAAATGCTTCAAGGTAGTTGTTGTATAGATAAATTAGATGATTTTTATCATTGGGTAATAACTTATCCTTATACTACAATTAATATTAAATTTGTTGATTTAAAAGTATATTTGTTAGTTTATTTAATGGAAAAGAATTATAAAAAAATGTGGAATGGTATAGGTTGGGAGGATATAAAAAATGAATAAATTAAATAAATTAATATTTGTGGATTATGAAGCGAATGGGGCTTGTATTGGGAAAGGAGATTTAACTGAATTTGGGGCAGTGTCATATCCCGAAATGAAAACATTTTATGGGAACATTGAAGATTCTTATATAGAGATTGATGGATGGCTTAAAGTTCTTAAAGATTATAATAAAGATGAATCTTCTATGTATAAATATAAAATATTTTTAAAATTTGCTGATTGGCTTAAAGAAATATGCGAAGGCAACAATCCGATATTTATAAGTGATAACCCTGCTTTTGACTGGCAATGGATTAATTATTACTTTAATCATTTACTTGAATATAATCCTTTTGGTTGGAGTGCAAGAAGAATTGGAGATTATTATGCTGGGTTAACTGGTAATTTTAGGAATGCTACAAAATGGAAAAAGTTGAGGATAACAAAGCATACACATAATCCAGTTGACGATGCAATGGGAAATGCAGAAGCGTTTAGAAGAATGGAAGCAGGGGAAAGATAATGATAATTTTATTAATAATTATTATTTTACAAATCTGTTTTTTACACAATGAGATAGCAAGAGTTTTAAATTATCAATCATCAATACTAAAAAGAATATACAATATATTGAATAAGGAAAGGGATTAATGGATTATATTAATCAAGACACAAACATTATTTTAATTACAAATCAATATCCCAAAAAACATTGACAGCTTTATTTATAACTTATACGATAATAATAGAGGGTAATATATACCTTTATAACTTTCTGCAATTGATAAGAACGTAAGGCTTAAAGGAAAGGGGAACTGTTATGACAGTATTAAATAATAATAAAAATAATATAGGCAAGGAAGGCCAGAATGGTTTGGGGTATTCTTTGCCTTTTTTAATTTACAAAGGAGGTAGTTATGGGTAATGAAATAACCAAAGAAGAAGCAATATTATTTTTAGAAGGATTAAGAAATTCTTTTTTAAATATTAATAATATGATTGACGATTTATCCTCGAAAGAGTTATGGAATAGAAATGTAAATGGTCTTAACCAAACAATATATCTTTTAAAAAAATTAAAATGAATTATTAAAATATAAGGAGGAGAAATATGATAACTGATAATTATATTAAGATGTGCGAGAAAGCGGAGGAGATACAGAAATTATGGATACCTAAAGATGGTGATTGGTTTTATGGTTACCAATGGAATGATATTGGGGAAAATGGAGAAATATCCATATATAGCAAAAGAGAGATACATTTATATTATGATAGTGGAGATAGATCCGATTCGTGTTTTCCAATACCAATAAATAAGGATTTTGACATTGATGATGAAAAAATTATACCAGATTTAAGTAAAAGTTGTTGGTTACCTACACAAGAACAATTGCAGGAGATGATGAAAGATTTAGCTAATAAAAGATTTTTTGAAAATTTTCCTAAAAATTACTTCCCGCAAAAAGGTGAATATGTATTCCCGATATATTTACTAAATTGGTTTACTCAATGGATAATTTTTGAAGCAAAAGGTATGAAAGAATTTAGTATAACCGAACTCTGGTTTGCCTTTGTAATGAAGGAAAAGTATAACAAAATTTGGAATGGGGAAGATTGGATAATAGAAAATAAGGAGAATAAAAATGAATGACATAGTTATTACTATACACCAAAAAATAATAGAGTTAAAAAATGATATTGAGAAGGGATTTATAAAATTAGGCGCATTCCTAAAGGAGGTAAGAGATAAAGAACTTTATAAGGAATTATCCTGTGAAACCTTTGAAAGTTATTTAGCACAGCCAGAATTGGCAATGGACAGGAGAACTGCATATTCAATTATAGGGGTTTATACTGACTTTTATGAATGCGGTCAATCGCATATAGAAGGAATAGGTTATACGAAGCTCGATAGAATTCGTCAATTCAAAGGAAAAGAGAATTTTGGTGAATGGATCGAGAAGGCAAGAGTTTTAAGTTTATCCGATTTGAATGCTGAGATTAGGGAGAATAAAGGCGAATCCGAAACAACCTATATGCCAAAGAAAAAGTCTTATACCGTTACATGCCCATTTTGCAAAAAGGTATTTGAACATTTAATATAAAGGAGGTGAATATATGCTTATTGAAATAAAAAATAGGGTTAATGAAATAATCGTATCAGGTGAGTATAAAAGTCTGATAAATTGTTTAGAGATAAAAAAATCTAAACTTCGCAATGCTAATTTACGATATATGGACTTAACCAATATTGACTTGATGGGAGGTGATTTAGAGGGAGCAGATTTACGGAATACAACCTTAAGGGGGGTTGACTTCAGGAACGTCCACGCCAACGGTGCTACCTTCCAGGGATGTGATTGTAGGGATAGCAACCTCGATGGGATAGATTTGTGGGGTGTAAATATGAGGGGTGCAATATTTAGGGAATGTTGTTTGGGTGATGCTATGATGCGGGGTTGTGATTGTCAAGGGACTGATTTTGAAAGAGCCGATTTATCGGGTGCTAATTGCAGGGGAGCAAATTTTAGAGATTGTGATTTAACTAAGGCAAATTGTAAAGGAGTTAATTTTTTAGGTGCTAACTTTACTAATACTAATACGGAAGGAGTTGATTTTACAGGAGCAATATTAAAAAGGACTTTATTGGAAGGAGGGATTATTGATATTAAGAAATGAAGAACAAGCAATAGCCGTAATAGCTATATTAATCGAAAGTTACCGTTGGGCTTTTAATCACAATAGTGATTATGAACCAATCGAAAAGGCAAGGTCTGCTTATTGTGAAGCACTAAAAGAATATGGCAAATTAAGTGAAGATGGATTACATATAATATATTTGAAGGGCAAAATAAGAGCAGATGAAGCACAACTTCAAAGACATAAACTTGAGGTTGCAAAATTATTAAATGATAAAGGAGATGATGTTTATACTAAAAAACTAATCTGAGTAAAGGAGGATTAATGAATAAAAATAAAAATAAAAAGGAGAACAATTTGAAAAAATTACTATTAGTTTCGTTAGTTAGTTTGTTAGTTTTTGGCTTTGCGATGACGGCAATGGCAAAAGTTAACTTAAGTTATTTTACGCACACTTCAATACAGGTGGAGGGATTAGAGCCGGGAGTTTATGAACAGAGGTTAATTGATGAATTTGAGAAGTTATACCCGGAGGTTAATATTGAATTAGAAGTTATACCCTATGCAGGTGATCAAGGGAAGGTTGAATTCAGCATTGCAGCAGGAACTCCACCTGATATTCTTGCCTGCGATAGGACAAGTCTAGTTAAATATGCAAATGCAGGATTATTACTTGACTTTGAGGAAGTGTTGACTCCGGAAGATAAAGCAGACTTCTATCCCTTTGCCATTAAAGGAAGCACTGTAAATGGCAAGATGTATTATTATCCTATGGGTGTCAGGGCAGGTGCAATGATAGTCAACAAAACTCTTGCTAAACAATTAGGAGTATTAGGTTGGCTTCCCTTAAATAGACCAGGTAGAAGTTGGACTGCTGAAGAGTTTGCACATTTTATCCAAAAGGTAAATGAAATAAACAAAGGTTATGGTTGGTGTTTTTGGTATGCGGATAATACAGCCCATCATCATTTAAATATGATGTTAATTCAGGGGTTTGGTGGACAACCTTTTGTATTTGAGAATGGAAAGTTTAAATGTGTTATTAACTCACCAGAAGTAGAAGAAGGAATTAATTTTTATTTAGACCTTTACAAGAAATATCCCAATGCCATACCACAAGAGGCGGAAAGTTTAGGAGTTGGAGACATGGATAATCTATATGTGAGTAGCAAATTACTTATTGAACCTGCAAGCATTAACCAGATTATTAAAGAAAAACAGGGTAATGAAACCTGGAAAGGGTTTGACCAGTTCTTACTTCCTTATCCTGCTAAAGAGGGAATACAGAATGGCGTGCCTTTGGATTGGTGCGGATATATGGTATTCGACAATAAGGATGCAGAAAAAGCAAAGTATGCCAAACTGTTTGTTAAATATTTTGTGGACAATGCACCGAATATCTTGGAGGCTAACTTCAATAGCTCGCCAGTCAAGAAATCTCAACCATTGCCGTTTCAAAATTATAAAGATGATGCAGAGGTACAGTATGCTCTAAATATGCTAACTAAATTTGGTAAGGATTTTGGGGGCGATTGCCCTGTCTATTCTCAATGGAGAGAATTAATGCAGATACATATGCAGGGAGTATTTACTGGGGAATTGACCGTTAAAGAATGTCTTAAACTTGTGGAAGATAAGACGAATGAGTTGCTTGATGAATATTATACTAAATAAATAAAAGGAGGATATTGCCGCTCTGGGTAACTGGGGCGGCAATAAAAGAAAAGGAGACAAAAGATAAATAAATTACTTACCAAAACCAAAAAGAATATAACTAAATATGGAATCTATTATCTTTTCCTATTGCCCTTCCTAATTCTCTTTGCCTTATTTTTAGTCTATCCTTTAATCAATGCTTTCATTTATAGCTTCCACAAGTTTAATTTAAGCACCTATGAATTTATCGGCTTTCAGAACTATATTAAAATCTTGAGCGATCCATTATTCCGTAAATCAATTATAACCACCTGTTTTTTTGTAATAGGTGCAGTGCCTTCAATTATATTCATAACGATACTATTATCGGCTTTATTAATTAAAATGAAAGACAAATTGAGAACTATCTTTATGGGAATATTCTACTTACCAGAAGTAACTGCACTGATTACATTTATATTGAGCTGGAAGTTGGTCTATGATTATCGTTATGGGATATTGAATTCCATCACCAGATTATTGGGTTATGAAAATATTAACTGGTTATCAAATAAATATACTGTAATCCCTTCTCTGGTAGCAATGATAGTCTATGGAACACTTGGAGTGCCGATTATTCTTTACATATCGGCAATGGCGGCAATACCGCAGACCTTATATGATGTGGCTAAAATAGATGGTGCTAATGAATGGCAAATATTATGGAAGATTACCGTGCCGTTAATTATACCTACGACACTATACTTACTAATTACTTTAACCATCGGGGTATTCCAGACTTTCATTTTGGTTTATATGATGACTGGAGGGGGGCCGTATTACAGGACGATGACGATGTCATATTTTATGATTAGGGAAGCATTTACAAATAGCAATTTTGGGATGGCTAGTGCAATAGGAGTTATATTCTTGATAATTATATCAGGGTTGGTTATAATGCAATATAAATATTTTAGTAAGGAGGTGGAGTATTAAATGAATAAAAAAGAGGTCTATTTAAATACAAAATTATTAATTGAAAATATTAGAGAATCTTATAAAACTTTTAAAAAAAGTGATGAAACGTTTTATATCGGATATGTAACTGCATTATTTGATTATAAACTAATTAGTATGAAACAAACGACAGAATTAAAATTATTAATTATGGAAATCAAAATAGGAGAATGAATATATTAAATGGATTTATAGAAAGCACAATGTCAAAAAGAATAAGAAGATGCCTCTATTGTAAGAAAATAAAATTATGTACTTACATAGATTATAAAATTATAGAAGATGAGAAAATTAATAGAGGGATAAAGGGAAGTTTCTGTAAGGATTGTGCAAAACTTCCAATAGAGGATATATTTCTAAAACTTAAAGATAAACAATATTATATCTTCAAAAGTATATATGCAAATTGGGATAATACTAAATGATTAAAATTATTCTTATGACTATTATCGCCTTATTATTTTTGCTTCCATATTATTGGATGATAGTAATTAGTCTTGAACCTGAATCTATAGGTACTAACCCCAACTTTCATTTTATACCGCAAAATATAACCTTTGAAAATTATACTTTCTTATTTTTTGAGGTTAAAGAATTTTATAGGTGGGTATTTAATTCACTATTTACTTCCATAATGGCAGTAATATCAGTTTGCCTAACTGCTTCAATGGCAGGATATGTTTTAGCCAGAAAAAACTTTCCCGGTAATAGAATAATATTCTTGATACTTTTAGGGTCAATGGCAATCCCCGGTAATATCTTACTACTACCTCGCTTTATACTGATGAAAAATCTGCACTTAATTAATACTTACCCTTCAATGTTTATAATTATAGTAGCCAGTGCAGGCGGGGTATTTTTAATGAAACAGATTACACAAACTATACCCAACGAAATGATAGAGGCGGCGATGATCGACGGTGCAAATGAATGGAATATATTCTGGCATATCATATTGCCCATAATTAAGCCGGGGATAATAGCATTGGGGATATTCACCTTTGTGGGTGCTTATAATGATTACTTCTGGCAATTACTAATGGTAAAAGATACCTCAATGAAAACTTTGCCTTTAGCAGTGGCAACCTTTGCAAGTAAGTGGGAGCCTAAACTGCAGTTAACTATGGCGGCGGCTTTCATTGCAAGTTTACCTTTGCTGATACTGTTCTTTATGTTTCATAAACATTTTATAAAAGGGATAAGTATAGGTTCTGTAAAAGGATAATTTAAGGGGGATAAATGAAATTAGAATTTATAAAGGGCAATTATAGATATAAAATTACGAATAGATTATTTTTGAATGGGGTTCTAAATAGTAATGAGGATGGGATAGATTTAGGTTTTTGTTGTTTAGAATATATAGAAGATAAGAACGGCAAAATAACACGTATAAAAAAAGTTATTAAATTAGTAAAACAAGAAAGATGGTATTTATATATCCCAACGTTTATTCACGAGTATTGTCATTATTTATTAGATTATATTTTTCCTTATAATAAAAACAGAAAATTTATTTCACATAGACTAATAGATATAATTTTCAACCTTGATATATTATTTAATATATTTTATTAGGAGGCGTAAAGGGATAAAACAAATTATCTTTATATTAATAATAATCTTTCTACTGGATTACACCATTGGGCAGGCGAAGGAAGAGAAGTTTTTCTATATGACCAGTACAGGATATACGGTACATCCTAAATGCACTCCGAACCTAAAAGGGATTACCGCAACCAAAACTAAAGTACACGAAGGCATTTGCGCGATTAACGTAGATTGGATTAATAAGCACTGGGTAATAAGGAGTCCCTTAAGTTTAGGGCAAAAGATATACATAGAAGGATTAGGTATTTTTACAATTGAAGATACAGGAAAATTTACCGAGAAGAATTTTAAATTTGACTTTTGGAACATTGATATTTATTTTGATACGTATAGCGAAGCGAAGGAATGGGGGATTAGAGAAATTAAAGTTTATATAAGTTGGGATTTCTAAGGAGGGATAAAGGAATAATGAATAAACCAAGAAAAAGACAATTAGCAAAAGCAGAAAGAATAATAAAGAAACGGATAGAATTTAAAGTAGCAGAACGTTATGACGAAATGACAAGTAATGGGGAAGCGGGAAATTTATGTAAATGCAATATTCCAATACTTTTAAAGGGTCTATTAGATATATTTAGAACTGAAACTATTACTGAAAAATTTTTATATCTTCAAGAAGTTTATACTGGAGTATATAGATTTAAGATAAGTCAGGATATAAGTGAAGTTTATTTTGTAGATTTGAAAAGTGAATGGCATAAAGTAGAAAAAGAAATAATAAATATGTTTGAAGGAGAATATTAAGGGAGACAAGTAATGTTATTAAATATTATTTGTTGGTTAAAAAGTATTGTTAATATCCCTATTGGTATTTTTATCATAATCTATATGTTTTATATTTATATATGTTTTACAACAACAAGCCATATTTATAAAAGGTATCAAAAGAGAAGAGAAATGAATTCATTATTTAAAAAAGAAAGGAGGTGATATAACACGAAAAAGTTAATCTTAATATTGATACTGATACTTGCTTTTACCCTACCAGTATTTGCAACAGGAACTGTTACTATCGGTGCAGTAACTAATGACTTTGTAACTTATACTGATACTACCGAATTCTATATTGAAAGCCAAATAAGTGATGATGTACTTGCAGGAATAACCTTAACTGTAAATGATTTGGTATTCGGAGACCCTACTGCAACCGTTGATGCAACATTAGACTTTACACTTAGAGAAGGTGAGACTGCACAATTAGGGGCGGGCGTTGATATTACAGCAGGTACTTACTATGTGAAAGGGAAGATACTTAATTATAGTTTAAGTGACAATATGCACTTTAATGCTAAGGCAAAATACAATTTTGGCGGGACTTATTGGGCAGTTGCAAATGTGGTAATGAATGGAGAGAGGGTAGATTTAATTGTAGAAGCAAGGGTAGATAGTGATGGGACAGTACCTTACAGTGCAGAGGCGCAATTAACCTTTGGATTAAGTAAAAATGTAGATGTTATCGTAGGATACGAATGGAATAATTGGAGCGATAGTATAAATAGCTGGGATGCGATGTCAATTGTAGGTAGTGAAAATACATTTTATGGAAAAGTAATAATTAGATTTTAAAAGAAAGATAGGGTGAGGTGCGGTAAGGTACGGTGCGGTTAAGTGCGGTAAGGTTTGGTGTGGTATGGTCGAGTTTGGTTAGGAACTACCTTTAAGGTAGGTAAGGAGATAAATGAATAATATACAAGGCGATGAATATATAATTGAACGGATAAGTGACTATATTATTAACAAATATAATCTTAAAGTGTCTGTTAAAACAAAGATACCATTAAAAGAATTATTCCCTAAACCTGAAAGTAAAGGATTACATTCAATTTGGAGTTATGGACACGCTGATATTTCAATTTATAGACACGATAAATTAGTTTGTATAATAGAACCTGGAGGGTGGCATTACCACCTAAAGGATAAAAAACAAATATTGAGGGATAAGAAAAAATATATACTTTGTAAAATTAATAATGTAAAAGTAATGAATGTAGTTAATAATGTTGTAGATAATTTAGATTTAAAAATAACTGAGAGATTATTTAGGAAATATATTTATGGTTAAGGTTTGGTATGGTAAAGTTGAGTAAAGTGGAGTATTGTTCGGTTTGGTTAATTCAGGTTTGGTGAGGTGAGCAACTGCCTTCTGGCAAGATTAAATTTTAGTAAGGTCCGGTAAGGTTAAGTTTGGTGGAGTTCGGTGTGGTGCGATAAAGTTCGGTATAGGTATGGAACTGCTTTTATGGCAGGATTTTGGTTAGGTGGGGTGAGGTTTGGTCCGGTCAGGTACGGTCTGGTGAAGTCGGGTTTGGTACGGTGCAATATGGTTCAGTCAGGTAAGGAACTGTCTTCGAGGCAGGTTATTAAATAATGAAAGGAGGTGAAAATTGAATGGCTTATGAGGTTAAGGTGCGGATAAAGGGAATTTGTGATTATCTACAAAATAGAAGAAATCCCGATAAAGATGAATCAAGACAAAAATCTGGCGAAAAAGATTATTCTCAAGATGCTGAAAAAGCACTATATTTTGATGATGAAATTGGTTGTTACATTCCTTCTAAACAATTACGGGCTTCTTTAGTTAAAGCTGCAACTAATTTTAATATTAGAGGTAAAGGTAAAAAAACTTATAAAGATTTGGCAAATGCAACTCTTGAAATTGAACCAGATAAAATACCTTTAGGGAAAAAGACATTTGATTATAAACATCAAGAATATGGAAAAATAAATAGATTTCAAGTTTTAATAAGTCGACCAGCATTCAAAAAAAATTGGGAAACAGATTTTACTTTGTTAGTATTAGATGACCAGATGCAAAAAGATAGATTAAAAGAAATAATTGAATTTGCTGGCAAGTTTGTTGGCATTGGCGATTGGAGACCACATTTTGGGCGGTTTGAAGTAGTTAGTTTTGAATAATTAAAACAATAGCCCTCTCGGTTTTTACTGGGAGGGCTAAGGAAAGGAAAGTAAATAAAGATGGCTAATTTAGAATATGAAATTGCAAGAATGACTAAGGAATTTAAAACTGCTAAAAAAGAATTATATAATTATATTAAAGAATTTACTAAGCAATTAAAAATTGTATCACAAACTATAAAGAAAATGAATAAGGAGTAACAATGGATTTAACTATGGTTAGTCTTATACCCGCACGTGGGGGCAGTGAACGTATTCCCCGAAAGAATATCAAATTGTTAGCAGGTAAGCCTATGTTAGCTTGGACAATCGAAGCATCTTTAAAATCAAAATATATCAGTCGGACTTTCGTATCGACAGAAGATCCCGAGATAAAAGAAATATCACTTAAATATGGTGCAGAGGTAATTGATAGACCTTTAAAATATGCAACCGACAAAGGATATGAACTGCTTGGAGTGTTTCAGCAATTTAAAGAATTTTTGTGGGATGTCAAGCCTGATTACTTATGTTTTCTATATCCCACTTCTCCATTACGGACTTCTGAGCAGATAGACAAGGCCTATGAATTAATGATTGCCAACAATTGCACGAGGTGTTATACTGCCTATCAGATTAATGCAGGTATATATGAAGAATGCTGGACAATATCGCAAACAGGAAAGGCCAATCATTTATTTGAAGAATCTCAGGAGAATATGCACTTAAAAAATATAGGTTTTAATTATGAAGTGCCAAAATATGTCCATACCGGGGAAGTGGTTATAATGAGGTTCAGGAATGCCTTGCCTTATACGGATATGGATTATGGCAATCTATCCTTATATGTAATAGATAAATATGATGTGATAGATGTGAATGAAGAGAGCGATTTTGAGATGGCAGAGATGATATTAAAGAAAAGATTAAGGGAGGTTAATGGTAATGAAAATAGAATTATCTAAAAGTGAGATTGAATTATTATTAGATTTAATGAATTATGGTTTTGATCAATATAAAAATAGTAGGGGTTTTGATTTCATATTACCTTATAAGAGGATATGTGATAAATTAAGAGGTAAAGAAAAAGATGATAATTATTATAAACAATGGTTAGAGGATATGAAAAAAGAAAGACCTTGGGAATTTATAAAGGATCACCAAGTTGACGGAATTTGGAATGATGAAAGATTTAATAAGTAAAGAAATAATTTTTATTTAAAAAGGAGGATTAAATGGATATTAAAAAAGCAATAGAGTTATTAGAAAAAGAAGAAGATTATCATTTTGATAATCATGAAAAAGAATACGCAAAAGAGATATATAAAGTAATTACTCTCTTGAAAGAAGTGAATAATTATAAAGAGATGTGGGAGGAATTATATAAAGAATTTTTTAAGAATCAAGAAGAGAGAAATATTTCTGGATATTCATATATGATAGATATGGATAATATCAAGAAAAAATACTTTCCCTAAAAAACATTGACACATCCTTAAAAACACTTTACGATAATAATAGGGGGTAGTATATTATTAAACCTACATTTAAGGATGGTGACTAATATCAGCGCAATAGCCAATATCATCAATGCCATTAAAGAGATGGCAAAAGGAGGCAGTACAAAGAATAGATTAATGTATTTGTCAGACTGGTATTACAATAAAGAACTGGCCAATCCAGAAAATTATACTTCATTACTAAATGCCTACAAAAGTTGGGTATATGTTTGTGCTTCTAAAAATGCTATATCATTCGCTTCTTTTCCTTTACGGCTTTATGTGGCCAAACCTTCAAAATCTAAAATGCTGGTTCAGACCAGGACCATATCAAAAGAGACTAAAAAATTTTTATTCTCCAGTGAGATGGGGCATCTCGACAAGTATTTAAGGAAGGCGGTAGAAGTAGAAGAAGTATTAGAACATCCCTTCCTTGAATTGATGAAAAATGTAAATCCCTTTTTAAATGAATTTGAATTAAAAGAGATGACCTGTCTAAATCAGGAATTGACTGGAAATAATTACTGGTATTTATTAAATAATAATATGGGACTGCCGACACAGGTCTGGCTCGTCCCACCGGATAAGATGAAGATCATCCCATCAAAAGAGAAATTCATTAGCGGATACCTATATAGAAATGGATTAGATGAAGTGATATTTGATAATTTAGAAATCATTCATTACAAATATCCTTCACCGACCTCTACCTATTATGGAATGAGTCCCTTAAGTGCGGTTGCCAGTGCCTATAATATCAATGAGAATATGAATAAGTTTGAGAATAGTTTATTTTCTAATATGGCAAGGCCAGATGGGATATTGACAACGGATCTCTCCATTAATGCAGATGAACATAAAAGAATGGGTACTGAATGGAATCAACGTTATGGTGGAGTAAATAAGGTAGGCAAGACAGCTATATTAACCAATGGCCTGAAATACCAACCGATTACCTTTACTCCAAGGGAACTAAATTTCCTATCGGGAAGAAGAATAACCAAAGAAGAGATCTGCAACGCATATGGTCAAAGCATTGCCTTATATGATAAGGATGCCAACCGAGCCAATTCTGATAATGCAACCTATATGTTTATGAAAGATACTATCAGCCCAAGACATAGACGTTATGAGCAGAAGATAAACGAGCAGATATTACCAAGATATGACGATAAATTATTCTGTGCCATTGATAATTGCGTACCAGAGGATAAAGTATTTGAACAGTTAGCAAGAATGGAGAATGTAAATGCAGGTATTTTGAGTCGTAGTGAGGTAAGGGCAGAATTAGGAATTATCGAACGGCCAGAATGTGATGGAATTTTAGTTCCAAACAATTTAGTTCCTATCGAAGATTTACCTATAACACAAAATATACAACAATACTCATTAGAAATAGCAAAACGTGTTAGAGAAAAACTAATAGAAAAAGTATAATAAATAATATGAGGTGAAAAAAATACCAAAAGGAATATATAAAAGAACTAAAGAAACAAGGAAAGTCTTGAGTGAAGCGCAAAAGGGTAATAAAAATAGGTTAGGCAAACATTCTTCGGAAGAAACTAAAAGAAAATTACGTGAAATTAATTTAGGTAAAGAAATACCAGAAAATACAAAAGAAAAAATGAGTAAAATTGCTAAAGAAAAGGGTTTTGGATTGTGGATGAAGGGAAAACATTTATCAGAAGAAACAAAGAAAAAATTAAGTATAATCAATAAAGGAAAACCAGCTACAAATAAAGGAAAACCAGCCTGGAATAGAGGAGTACATCCATCAGAAGAAGTAAAAAATAAAATGAGTGAAAGTCATAAAGGAATATTTCTTTCAAAAGAACATAAAGAAAAAATTAGTAAAGGTAAAAAAGGTAAATATATTGGAGAATTATCTTCGGCTTGGCAGGGTGGCATATCGTTTATACCATATCCACAAGACTGGACTGATTACTTGAGAGAATCAATACGCAAAAGAGATGATTATACTTGCCAAATATGTGAGGTACATCAAGATGAATTAGAAGGGAGAATTAAAAAATTAGTAGTTCATCATATAAATTATAATAAAGATGATTTAAACCCTAATAATTTAATTATTTTATGCCATAGTTGTCATGCTAAAACCAATGCTAATAGAAAATACTGGATAGAATATTTTAATACAGAAGGTGTTAAAGAACGACTTTCTAAAGTTAATGGTAGGCATTATGTTAAAAAAAGAGAATGAATATATAGTAGGATTTTTTAGAGAAATCTATAATCCCAAAAATATATTTTTTATGATGGATATTAAACCAATATTTCTAAATTATATCGGGCCACAAAGGATAATTATTTGTTAAAGTTAAAAGATGAAACCATTAAAAGAATAGTTGATGATATAGTGGACTTAATTGAGAAAAGTCAGGGAATATACCAAAAACAGAATCCTGTGGTGGGTGGGCAGGACGGTAATCTTAACGAAGAATTCTGGCACGAATATATTAAAAGAATTTCACCTCACGAATTAAAATATATTGAAATAGTCAATACTGCACTTAATAAGCAGGCCAAAGAGGTCTTTGACAAAATAGAAAAGTATCCTGACGATACCGATAAGTGGTCTTTTGATAAGGATAAATGGATAGGTGAGTTTGCTGAGATAGAAGCGGCCTTCTTAGTTAAGTTATATCAGCAGGAAGGACAGAAGGCCATTGATGAGGCGTTGAAGTTGGCCAGAAAACCTCACAAGGCAGAAATCCCGATTAGTCTTATCTTTGACATATTTAATCCATCAGCAAAAGAAGAATTATTAAAGCAGACTACCAAATTTTCTAAAGGATTAATCAATACCACTGAAGAAATTATTAGAAGTAATATAGCGACAGGTTTAGAATTGGGTGAAAGTATTGTCAAGTTAGCTAATAGAGTAATTGAAAGTATTGGAGAAAATCCCAATAGAAGTAGAGCAGAAAAAATTTCGAGAACCGAAACAATCTATGCATCAAATGCTTCCGCTGAATTAGGTTATATGATGAGTACTGTGGTAGAAGGAAAAATGTGGGAAACTGCAATTGATGAACGTACATGCGATTTCTGTAATGATATGAATGGCAGGACAGCACCATTAGGAGAAAGTTTTAATATTAATGATATAGATTTAAACTTTGATTATTCAAGTGGAGAAATGCCTGTACCACCATTACATCCAAACTGTCGTTGCACCATTATTCCAATTTTAAAGGAATTATAACAGGAGTCCTATGACCGAAATTCGCTGTAAAAATTGTAATCACTGCCTATCAAAGGATGTAAAACTTGGAGCAGGTATGTTTTATATGAATCCTTCAAGACCATTGGAGGTTTTTCAGGAGATTCGTAAATGTCCAAGTTGTGGAATGTTTAACGAGGTAACCATTGAATTAGACTTGACTATCAAGATAAAAATAGTAGAAGAGAAAATCCCGAATAATAGAGTTGATATATTATTAAAAAATAGGGATTTATATTCTGCATAGTAAATTGAAAATAAAATATTAGTCCCGTGACAGAATAACACTCGCTTCGGTGTATCGTATCCACCTAAAGGGATGTGCCAAACGGTGAGGACTTTAGGTTATAGCCATTAACAAAAAATACAAGTTAATGGTAATAGGGGAGTAATCTATCGTAATCCATATACATTGGAAGAGCCTTTAGATTTGCAGGTAGGCAAAAATCCTGCCGAGACTAATTTTGAAAATTAAATATGTCTTCCCTTAATTCAGCATCATAGTAAATCATAATGGGAAGCGAGTCATTAATGACCATAGTTGATAGTAATATCGGCTATGGTTTTTTTATTTTAGAAATATATAAATGGGGTGATTGTATGGCAATAGCAAATAAACTATTTACCACTGCCTATACCAAAGAGATTAACGAGAAAGAACGGACACTTGTAGCGTGGGGGTCAAAGGCAATTATTGATAGGGATAAGGAAATGATACGAGGGGATGCCTGGGATCTGACAGCATATCTAAAGCATCCAGTGATTATTCTGTCACATCAATATAAAGATTTATGGGTAGGCAAGGCTCTATGGGTAAAAACCAGTGACGAAGGATTACTTTTTAAGGCACAGTTTGCGACTACTCCTGCTGCTCAAGAAGCTTTTCAATTAGTAAAAGATACAGGTATAGCGGCTTTTAGTGTGGGATTTATTCCTAAAAAGTGGGAGGACAAGAGGGTAGATGAACTTGATGAGGTGGATCAAAGAATGGTAAAGGAGGCTGGCCTAACTAATAAGGACACTATAAAGATACATACCAAATGCGAACTATTGGAAATTTCTCTGGTTAGTATTCCTTCCTGCTCAACTGCAGTCTTGACTGCCTACAACGAAGGCAAGATTAAGACTAAGGAATTACAGGATAAGATATCTGAAATCATAGAGATAGTAGATGACAAGGAAGAGAAAGCCGAAAAAGTAATAGAAATAATAACCAAACCCGAAACCACAGAAAATTATCATCATGTGCCTGCGCCCGGGGAATCGGGTAAGCATGGAGACCATAAGATAAGAACTATTGATGTCAGTGCAGAAAAGGGAATCAAGGGTTTATATTGCATAGACTGCAAAACGATAATTACCTACTTATTTGAGGTGGCTAAATGGAGTATGGAAGAGGCTAAGAAATGGGTGGCGGATCATTCTAAAGAATATGATGGGATGAAATTTGAAGAAGAACCAGAAGTTAAAGAAGAAGTTAAAGAAGAAGTTAAAGAAGAAGTACCAAATGAAAACAAAGACATGATTGAACTTGCCACTAAATATGGAATAGTACTTGCTGAAAAAAGTATTTTAGAATGCGAGATTGAATTAAGGAATGTGGCCATTAAAGAATTGGAAACCAAGATAGTGGAGATAGAACTGAAGCAAGGTGCGGTACTTAACCGAAAGAATAAGACAGATTTAAAGGATGCTCAAGGGAAGATACAGGGTGTCTTGGATTCCGCTGAATCAGCACAAAATGAAACAATAAAAATAGTAGAAGAAGAAATAAAAGAAGAAAAGAAAAAAATAGATATTAGTGCAAATGACATTAAGGACATTATAAACAGTGCTTTAAAAGAACAGGTTAATAATATAAATGAAAATTTTAGTAATGAGATGAATAATACTTTAAAAAGAATTACCGGAAAAGTAATGTAAGGATTATTTATTATTGGATATTGAGATTTTAGCCGGAGATATTTAGAGAAATATCAGGAGGGAGAAATACAATAGACGAAATAATAAATAAGTAAAACAAAATAATAAGGAAGTGAATAATAAATGGAAATTACAAAGGATGATTTAAAAACTCTTGTATCCGATGTTAATAAGCAATTGGTGGATGAAGTAGATAAGATGAAAAAGTCCCAAATGGACCAATTCAACGATATACTCGAAAAACTCACTAAGGTAGAAGAAAACAAGATGAAGGGTGGGTATGTTGAACAATTAGCAGAAGACAAGACGAAGAAGGAAGGCAAGTGGGAATCCTTCGGAGAACAATTACAGGCTGTGAAAAAGGCCTATGCTCCAGAATATAAAGAAGTAGACAGAAGACTCATAGACATTAAAGCTGTTTCAGGTTCTAACGAGGGTATAGGTGCAGAAGGTGGATTTTTTGTAGCTCCAGAATTCTCAGCCGAGATACTCCAAAATATGCATGATAAAAGTGTAATAGCAAATGATTGCAGACATATACAAATAAGCGGGAATAGTATAGTTATAAATGCTATAAACGAAACTTCCCGTGCGACTGGTTCTCGTTGGGGTGGAGTACGTGGTTACTGGGTAGCTGAAGGTGGAGACCTCACTAAATCTAAAGTATCTTTAAGACGAATTGAACTGAAACTTAATAAGATGGGTGCACTTAATTATTCTACTGAAGAATTATTAGAAGATCAGAGTGCTTTAACTTCTATTACTACTCAAGCGGTAGGAGAAGAATTCGCCTTTATGTTAGATGATGCGATATTAAATGGAACTGGTGCAGGTCAACCTTTAGGAGTTAGGAATTCTGCTTCTCTAAAGTCAACCGATAAGGATTCTGGACAAACTGCGTCAACTGTTACTGCAGACAATATTATGAATATGTATAACAATATGCCTGCTGGCAATAGAACAAAAGCTAAATGGTATTTAATTCAGGATGTAGAACCTTGGATTTGGAAATTAAACTTAAAAATTGGTACCGCTGGAGTTCCCCTATTTATGCCTCCAACTGGGTTAATTTCTGTACCAAGTGGGACTCTATTTGGTAGGCCTTTACAAGTGGTAGAACAATGTCAGACTTTAGGTAGTGAAGGAGATATCTTGTTACTCGATTTAAGTCAATACTTAATCATCGAAAAGACTGGTGGAATTAAATCTGCAAGTTCTATCCATGTGAGATTTGTTAATGACGAGCAGACCTTTAGATTTACTTATCGGGTCGATGGACAACCAATGTGGAATTCTACCTTAACCGCTTTCAATAGTGCTGCAACCAGAAGTCCATACGTAACTTTGGCAGTTAGATCCTAACAATTAAATAAATAATAAAAGGAAGTGAAAAAATAATGTCTCAAGTATTTAGTGAAATTAATAAAATAAATAATGTATTTGTTCCAAGGACCGGATGTTCAGGAGAAGATGCAGTATGGGGTACTGCGGCCGCTGAAACCGATATAGTCAATATGAAATTGTATAAGCATTGTACCTTCGTTGTGAGTTTAGGAACTCCAGTTGCAGCGACCCATTTTAATATCAAAGTAATGGCGGCACCTGCTGCTACAAGTTCTGGTTCATGTACACCGATAGAATTCAAATATAGAACTCAAGGTAGTACGCATACTGCCAATTATACTACTGGTTCTGATATACCAAGTGCCTTAACCGCTGGAACTACTGATGGAATTGATAGTACTACCGATTATGCAAGTGGATTACTTATCCTTGAGGTAGACCCATGTACTGTTGCTGCCGCTGGTTCATCTGGTGGGGATTTTGACCATGTGAAACTATGGATTGTCAGTAGCACTGGTGCAGATGCTCCAAGGGGAATAGGTGTTTTAGCTATTCTTAGCGAGCCAAGATATCCGCAAGCGATATTAGCAACTGCAATAGATTAATAGGAGGGGACGATGTCACAATATTTAGTTAAACTTTTTAGTGACTGGCGGGGATATAGGACTGGCGAAATCATCAGTGTTACGAAAATAGTGGCAAATGCTTTAGTTGAACAGAATATAGGTGAAAAAGTCAATTCTAAAAAGCCAGAAGAAAAAGAGTTTAAAAAAGAAATCAAAAGCGCACCCAAAGACAAACAGGTCAAGGGTGCGCCTATATCAAAATCAATATAGCTTTCTTTCGGCCCGCAAGGGTCGCTTGTAAAAAAGCGGAAGGATGTGAATTATATGGCACTTCATAGTAAATGGGTAAGTGGTAATTTAGAATTTTATGAGACTTCAACTACCGATAGTGTTTGCACCATATCTAAAAGTGGACTTGGAATAGTGGCAACTAATTATTACGTAGGTACTACTGGCACTGCCGGTCTTAGTTATACCGGTATAATGCCAGTTCTTGGTATTACTGTTGTAAAAGGTCTTGTTACATCTGTAACCACATAAGGAGATGATAAATTATGTTAGAGTCAAGATGGATAGCTGAACAGTTAGAATTTTATGAAGGAGACCATACTACCTTTATCATCCCTAAATATGGTAACCCATTTGAGTTTGGAGAAGCAGGTGGCGGTTATGATGTTAAGATGTGGGGAGCCTCAACAGGTACTTATTTATTATGGGATAAAGGTGGGAATAGACTTAATTTATATGGTGCAGGATTAAATATTTATGGTTCATCTGGGGTAGAAGCAATGAGTTTTTCATCTTCAGATGCATTGGTAGATTTTAATGGAATAAATATTACCTATAATGACCCAAAAATTACTTATAGTACAGGAACAGGTTCTTCTGGCACAGGCGGTTTTTTAACTACCAAATCCGCAAGATGGCAATTTCTTGGTCCAACTACAGGAACTGGTGATTTAATGGTTAAATTACCTGCAACCTCTGAAAGTCAAGGAATAGAATTCTTAATTTGGAATGTATGGTCTACTGGCGGTGGACAAGCGTTAACAGATGGACAAAATTTACTTGTTACTACAACTGGTATGGGCGCAACCACAGGAACTATTATAAGAACTATTGTTAAAAATAACTATGCCAAATTCTATGCTGATGGTCAAACTTGGAGAAGTATATTAGGTTCTTCGGCATAAGAATAAAGGTTTGGTGGCTTTCCCGAAAACCACCAGTATTAAAATATGGAGGATATTATGAGTTTAGAAAATGTAGAAACAATAGAATTAAATGAAGTTTATAGGACATATATATTTCCTAATAATCAAGAACTTAAAATAGAAGGATCAGAAGTTTGTTATATAAATGAGAATGGTACTCACCAATTACGAAACAACAAAGGGGAAATATATATTATACCGCCAAGATGGTTAGCATTTAAGATACAACAAAAAGATAAAACAGAAACTATGGTAGAAAGAGAAAAGGAAGAAGTTAAAGAATAAATGAGGTGATGTTATGGCTGTAAGTATAACTGAACAAACCTATTCAAGCGTTAAGAAAATAGATTTTGCATGGACAGCAGTTACGACTGGTTCGACAGGGGGAACGACTGTAAAATCTTATGATGGCCAAGTATTAAGAGTTGTATGTAATAACACTTTAATGGCCGGGGGAACTATTACCATAAATGATGAAGATGGAATGGATATTTTGCAGGGGGCAGGAGTACTTTCTACTGGGATATCTTATGCGGGAACTTCTGGTAGTCCTCCGATTAGTGCAGTGGCCGAATCTCCTTTGACCTTTGCAGTAATAAGCAAGACTGCTAATGGGGCAGGTCATTGTTATGTCTATATCAGGTAAATTGGGAGTACCTATGAGGATTCATTAATGGTACACCTCCTTTAAAAAAAAGTATCATTTTCTTGCCTTATAGGTACTCCTTTAATGAGGTGAAATGAATGCAAGGTAAACTTGGAATGTCTGGAAAACTAAAGATAAAAAAAATAAGACCCAAAAAGGAAGGGATGATAAAAATGTTACTAAAAAGATTTAGGCCATTTATGCAGAAGTTTGGACTGCTGATGCCCGAAAAATCTGTGATAGAGATGTATGGTTCTTTGGCGATAAAGAAGATAGGTGCAGATGGCGATACATTTGACTACGGAGTGGTGAGCAGAAAAAAGGTTACCAGTGCCTTTGTGAATTATTTAGTGGATTGTATGCAGGCCCAAAGTACTGGGATAAATAGATTCAGATGGCATCATTCAGGTGGGGTAACTGATGCAGAAGCGATTACTGATACCCAGTTAACCTCTGGTGGTGCTTTCTTGAGAGATTACGGAACTTCTACTGAAGGTGCTTCGATCAATATCTATCGTTCTATTGCTACCCATACCTATACCACTGGCGCATATACGGTAAAAGAGCATGGGATATTTGCAACCTCAAGTTCTGGCGAAGCATTAGATTGTATGTTGGATCATCATGTATTTGATGCGATTGCCTGTAGTTCTGGGGATTCAATACAATTTACGTATGAATTGACAGCAACAGCAGAAGCTTAATCTGTAAGGATTTTGTGAATTTTACTAAACTGACCGACAATTAAAAGGACGAGGGAGCAATGACTTATTAAATAAAAGAGGTAAAAAAATATGAGTATAACTACTTTAGATGGCGTTATAGCGGGTATGCAGTATCCGAGAGATATAGTAAAAGCAGCAACACCTCTATTGGTGGTAGGAAGACCGCACTCACTATTCTATCTGGCAGGTGCGCCGGGGGCGGCAACACAAAGTGTCGCTGGTTCTTCAGGCGAATCATTGACAACTTATGCAGGACAGATATCCTTTACCAATCCTGCCACTACCGATATATATTCTTATCTGGCTCGTTTTCAAGGGCAGGCAACCCAGGCAGGTATGCTTTGTATATGCGATAGACTCTGGCATAATTCGGGACTACTGGCAACATCTGGCGCTCAGACCGTAAATTCAGTTCCTTGGCCAGCAAGGGATGCTAATGGGTCAACTTCAGGAGAAGGGGTTCTTATCGGAATGGAATTTTTTACCACTGGTGGTACAGGGGTTCCGACACTTTCTATGGTTTACACTAATTCGGCTGGGACGACTGGACAAGTGGGGGCAGGGATACTTACAGTTGTAGCTGCTTCACAAAAAGGAGCATTTTACCAGATGGGATTGGCAGCTGGCGATAGCGGGGTTCAAGCCGTAAAGACCTTTACCGTGTCAACAACGATGACCACTGGTGCTTATTCTTTGGTGGCTTATAGGACATTGGCAAATGTAGACTTGACATTGGCTGGCGTCTCCAATTCGGTAGATGCCATCACTGGGGGATTCCCGAGACTATATAATAATACAGTACCATTTTTGGTATTTACTCCATCGGCAGTTACAGCATCGGTCATATCGGCACAGGTCATTTATTCTCAAGGTTAATAGAAAAAATAAGGATAAACAATGATATTCAAAAAACCAAAACTAATCAAATGCTGTTCTTGTCATAAGGGATATGACTTTAAAGATAATATCTATGAAAATAATATATTGGTTTGTCCTCACTGCGGATTAAAGCATAAGATTGATTTTACGCTCTTTGAAAATAAAATAGAGAATTTAAAAAAGTTAAATAGTTTAAATTTGACTGCTATTGATATAGGTAGTCCCGCTACAGACCGAGCTTCTTCTTTATTACTGGATGTTACAAGAATAAACAGGGGAGTTACAGCTACTGGGACTGGAAAAATAACTTCAATAGAGATTTGGGCTAATACAAACTTAATTGATTGTAAAGTTGCCACTTTTTATGTGGTAAGTGGGGATAATCTAACGGCACGTGATGTGGTAACGATTGGAAATGTAACTGCTGGGTCTAAACAGACTTTTACAGTAGATTCTGGGAGCAATCCAATTTCTCTTAATGTTGTAGTAGGAGATGTAATAGGGATTTATGCAGGCACTGCTGGTGCAATAGAGTCAACTGATAGTGGGGGAGCAGGTATGTGGTATAAATATGGAAACCAAACTGCTTGTGTGAATACACTTTTTTCAGTATCTACTGATACTTTAAGTATTCATGGTACAGGGGCAACTCCAGCAGGAGGTACAATACTTGCAGGTAAGGGAGCTTTTCCATTCAGGTCAAGTTGGAATAAATTTAATAGACAATATTGCGAGAATATTATATTTACGGATAGAGATATTTCAAGAATGACCTTCTGGGTCAATTGGTTTTTCAAAACAAATATTCGATTATTTACTGGGAATTTAACTAATACAGGTTTAATAACCAAAAAAGACAGTAAGAACTTGAGTGGAATTTTGGCATCTACTGGTAAGATATTAAATGGAATCTCAAAATCATTATCTGGCATTTTAACTCTCGGAGCAGTTTTATCAGGGGCAAAAACAATTTATCAAACTATTGTAGGTTCTTTGGTTCTAACTGGTTCGATAATTAATAAAGTAAATAAAGGATTTAATGGTGTTTTAACTTTTACGGGTAATTTAATAAAAAGTACACAAAAAACATTATCAGGGATTTTAACTTTTATAGGCACAACATTTAAAGGATTGTTTCAAATCTTAAACGGAATATTAAATTTTTCAACAAAATGGTCTGGGTTGGGAGTAGTAGCATATTACTCTAATGTTGATGATTATATTAATACTTGGATAACCAATAGATTTATAGATGTGCGACTTGACATACCTGATTATCAAAATACCACTTGGCTTGCCAGTTCCAAAGAACACGCACTTATTGCTATTGCCGCGGGGGCAAGGGTTTTATGGGGAGTATCTTCTGACTCATTTAATGATGGACTTTATGTTATAACAGAAGCAAATTACGAAGCATTCAGGACAGCCATAAAAGCTGCTGCCACCTGGGCACAAGCCAATGGAGTATATGAATTTCAATGTGGAAATGAAGAAGAAAGACACAATTATTATGATATGCCTCCAGGTTCATTAGTTCGATTAAATAATGTGGTTACCGCAACAACTATACCTCATCATAGCTTTACCGCCGCTAATCAGGTTACTATAGCAGGTACAGATTCTTTTGATGGAACTTACACTATCACCGATACAGGAGATCATACTTTTACCTTTGCTCAAGCAGGAGTAAATGCTTCTAATATTACCTGGACTGGAGAAGCATACGATATATCAAGGGCAACTCTTATCACCAGGTTAAAATCTATTGCCACAGAAGTTCAGTCAATATTTACCAATGGTGCAGTTAGTTATGCTGCTATGCAATATTGGGTTAATTTTGGTACGGGTGATTGGTGTGATGTTGGTAGGGGTGATTTTGACTACATATCTTTAAATGTTTATTACGGGACCATAGGTGCTACCGCTTGGAAAGGTTACATAGATGCTTGTGTGGCTGCTTTTGGTGCTGACCATACCTATGTGTCCGAATTCAATTTAAACAATACAAATATAAACAGTTATTCCGCAGATGAAACAGTTCAGGCAATCGCAGTAACCGAAATGCTTGATTATATTAAGGCATCTGGAATGGATAGGGCTTATTGGTATGCTTGGAAGAATGACGAGTTTGGAATTGTAAAAAATGATGGCACTTATAGGCAATTATGGAACTCTCTAGTTAATTCAAGTAGTGACGGCGGCATTCTAACCAAAATGCCTAAAAAGATTTTATCGGGAATACTTGCAGGAACAGGTTCTTTAATAAAAGGAATATCGACTTCTCTATCTGGAGTTTTAGCATTTTTAGGTAATTTAGTAACTGATTTTACTGGTGGTGTAAAAGTATTTTACCAGTCAGTAGCAGGAACTCTAATTTTAACAGGCAATATAACTAAAAAGATAATTACCAATCTGTTAGGAATATTAACTTCATTAGGGGGATTATTCAAAAGGAATTCTCTATCTTTTGCAGGTATATCTACCTTTACGGGTGCAGTGGCAAAGTTACCAAATAAATTATTGTCGGGGGCATTGGCACTTACAGGGTTATTAGCGAAGAGGGTATCAACTACCTTATTAGGAGTATTAACCTTTACAGAAAACTTAACTAAGTCAATAGGAAAATTATTATCGGGTATGGTTACCTTTGCGGGGTCTTTGAAAAATACAATAGCGAAGATACTAAATGGAATATTGGTTTTTACTGGTAATTTAACAAAGATAATCCAAAAGACATTTAATGGGATATTTGATTTTACGGGAGCAATATTAAATAAATCAGTTAAATTATTCAATGGAGTTTTAAATTTTACTGGTTCTGCGATTAAAAGAATATCTACTTCCTTAATAGGGATTTTAACTTTTATAGGGCAAATGATTATAACTCGATATTTATCATTAGCGGGTATTCTAACTTTTACAGGTGATATAACAAAATCAATCTCTAAATTATTGAACGGGATATCCACTTTTACAGGAATGATGATTAAACAAATTCGCATTTCTTTAATGGGAATAATTACATTCATTGGAAATATAAGTATAAGTGGATTATTCAGTATTTTGCTATCAGGTATAGTCGATTTTGCTGGCACTATATTAAAATCGTCTAATAAATTATTAACGGGAACATTAAACTTAGTAGGTTCATTAGTTAAGAGAATATCTACCAATCTTGCAGGGTTAATTACTTTTATAGGCAATTTATTCAAAGGTAGATTTATAACCTTATCAGGAACATTCACTTTTATAGGATTGGTAACTAAATTACCTAACAAAATACTAATAGGTTTAGTTAGTTTTACAAGTACCTTGACAAAAGAAATATCTAAATTGCTCTCAGGAATCCTTAACTTTGTTGGTTCAATTAATACAGGGATTGCACAAATATATTATCAGACCATAGAAGGGATATTAAATTTTACAGGTAATATCCTCAAAGGGACTTCCCTTTCCTTTGCAGGTGTATCTACTTTTGCAGGGGCAATGGCAAAGTTACCAAATAAATTATTGTCGGGGATACTTAGTTATGAAGGAACAGGAGGAGAAGAACCGACTGCTATTGATATAGGTTCTGCTGCTATTGCTAGAGCGATAACCATTGGGTACGGTTATACAGTGATAGACACAAACAATCCTGCCAACAATAATGGAATAATAACTTCAGTAGCAATTTATGCTCGTGTGGCAATGACTGGTGCTATAGTTGCCACATTCTTTGTGGTTGATGGTAATAATCTTACTACTCGTGATTATGAAACCATTGGAAATGTGGAAGGCGGTTATACTACTCATACGGTGAGTCTTGATGTCGCGACTGGGGACTATATTGGTATGTATTTTGTTGCAGGTGCATTAGACAGAGATTATGCATTTGGTGCAGGTCATTGGTATGCCACTGGTAATTACATACCTTCTACAAATCAAACATATTCTTTTGATACCAGTAGAGTAATAAGTCTTTACGGCACAGGAGCAACTGCAGGTGGAGCAGCAATATCAACAGGTATCCTAACCAAAATGCCTAAAAAGATATTGGCAGGAGCATTGGCATTTACAGGTTTATTGGTGAAGAAGGTATCAACTACTTTATCAGGAATATTAACTTTCGCAGGTAGTATAACAAAGTCAATCGGTAAGTTATTATCTGGGATAGTTACCTTTGCAGGAGATTTAATTGCCACACTTGTAGGTGGAGTAGAAAATTTTTATCAGACAATAGAAGGAGCATTGGTTTTAACTGGAGAAATATCCAAAAGAATTTATATTAATCTTGCAGGGGTATTTAATTTAACGGGAATTATCATTAAATCATTATTAAAATCATTAAGTGGAGTAATAGAATTTATAGGAAATTTATCTAAGTTAATTAATAAATTATTATCAGGCATAGTTAATTTTAATGGAGCAATTAGCAAAAGGATATCTCTCAACCCAATAGGATTACTTAACCTTACGGGAAGTTTAATAAAGTTAATTAGCAAAGATTTTAGTGGTGTAATAAATTTTAGTGGAAACTTAATTAGATTAGTCAAAATAATATTATCGGGACTGTTTAATTTCTCAGGAAATATCATAAATTCAATTGGCAAAGTGCTAATCGGAGTAATTAATTTTAGCGGGGATATAGGCAAGAATATATATCATAATTTAGTGGGAGTATTAAATCTTGCAGGTTCGGCAATAAAATTAACTTATAAGAGTTTAGTGGGCATTCTTAATCTTAGTGGCAACCTTAACAAACTATTTAATTTAATATTATCAGGAATACTTAACTTTTCGGGAACGATTACTAAATCAATTAGCGAGGTATTGGCAGGTGCGGTTAATTTCACGAGTACCTTAATTAAGAATATATCTACATCATTAGCGGGAGTCTTAACCTTTGTTGGTTCTGTATATACCGGCATCACCAAAATATTCTACCAAAGTATATCTGGAATATTAAACTTAACGGGAAACATTTTGAAGAAAACTTCTATATCGGTTGCAGGTATGTTTAATTTTATAGGTTTACTAACTAAACAAATATCAATTAACTTAACGGGCATTTTGAATTTTATCGGATCGGTAATTACTGGTGTTGCTAATAAATTTTATCAGACAATAACTGGAGTACTTAACTTAACGGGGACTTTAATTAAAACAACTTCTATATCGTTAATAGGAGTATTTAGTTTTGTGGGGAATATAAGCAAGTTTATTTATAAGATATTTAATGGAATATTCGGTTTAACTGGGGTAGTAATAAAAGCATTTAATAAATTACTAACTGGGTTTATTAGTTTTTCGGGTTCGATTATAAAGTTAATATATAAGATTATCACAGGCACACTTGACTTCATTGGCAACCTGATTAAACGGATTTTTATATCATTGCCGGGGATATTTAATTTTACAGGAATAATAACAAAACAAATAAATAAATTATTAACTGGGATTCTTGAATTAAATGGATTAGTCAATCGTCTGACTAATAAATTAATTTCTGGAATAGTTACCTTTATAGGGGATATAAATAAAAAGATAAGTATAACCATTAGTGGAGTTATAGATTTTTTTGGAACTTTAACTTTTGGCGGGGTTGTTTATTTAACATTATCTGGTGTTCTAATTTTAACGGGTGAAACAATTCAATTAGTAAATAAATTATTATCGGGAACGTTTACCTTTACTGGAAGCATAATTAAAAGAATAGGTATAGTTATCAGGGGAATTTTGGATTTTGTGGGAACTTTGGTTGCCAAATTTAAACATATTTTTACAACGGCAACCATATCAATTGAGACTACAGATTCAGTTATTAGTATAATAAATGATTTTTCGAGTATATCAGTTAAGGATACTGATACGGTACTAAATATAATAAATGACTATTCAGATATAGATATAAAGGATACTGATACAGATATAAGTATCGGTAATTAGGAGGATATTATGGCAGATTACAATATCGGGGATACGATACGGTTTAAAGCAATCATAAAGGATTTTGACAATGTAGAGGCTAACGCTTCTCTTATCACTGTTTCGGTTTATAAATTAGATAAGACAGCATTGCTTACCAGTACAGGCGGGATACCAACTTCGACAGGAACAGGTTACTATTATCAAGACTGGACAGTTTCGACAGGGTTATCAGAAGCGACAAAATTGATAGCTTTATGGGAATGGACTAGTTCTGCGTTGCCGCATAAGAAAAGAATGAATTTTAATGTCATACCGACCATATAGGAGGGGATGTTATGTTAGTAGATGTGGAAAAAGTAATTGACTTTTGCGGGGTGGATAGCGAAGAAGATTCATTAATAGTAACTGATATTCATAAATCGGTGGAATCCTGGGTGGATAATTATTGCAACAAGACCTTATTATCGACCACCTATGCAGAATATTATGATGGCAATGGTGAACAATATTTACAGTTAGACCATTATCCCATTACTGGACTGACCAGAATAGCAGAGGGAAGAAGGACAGCAATTAGGGTGCAGAATACTGATGACTATACTTCGGCAACTATTAGCGTTTCTACGGGAGGTTTAATATTAACCAAAGATGGGACATCGAACTCAACAGGAGTAACCTTTGCGGTCAATACAACGATGGGTGCGGTAGTGAGTGCCGTAAATTTGGTGGGAGGTGGTTGGAGTGCGGTGATAGAAAATTCTGATTATGGTAGTTTCAAATCAAGTGAATTGATACAGATGTTTGGTAAGAGCGCAATACACGATAACTGGGTTTATCTTGATATACCAGAACAAGCCTTAGATAATTTTGAAGTTTATCCTAACCGGGGTGAAATATATAAAGAGGCAGGTTGGAATGAAGGACACAACAATATTTATGTAGAATACACGGCAGGATATATAACTACTCCAGCGGATTTGGAATTGGCTATTGAGATGTTTGTGAAGTATATCTGGAATAGAAAAGACGAGGATAATTTTGGAATAAAGGCCTATTCTTTAGGGGATATTAGCACGACTTTTGAAGATACAAATATTACTGGAGACTTACCTAATGATATTAAACTTATCTTAAATAAATATAAAAGGATATTAATTTAAATGAGAGGTCATAAGACGATTTTAACTTTGGAGAGAAAAATTGAAACAAAAGATGCGGCAGGTGGTTATACAGAAGTTTGGGCTGATGTAATGGATATAAAAGGAGTATTATGTAATGTTTCGGGTAATGAAAGATTATCGGCTGATAAACTCACCGTAATTGCTACACAAAACTTTTATATTGATTATCTACATAGTGAAACAATTACCGAAGAAGATAGGTTTTCTCTCGGCACGAGAATATTTGAGATTAATTATGTAAATAATATTGGTGGAAATTCTAACCGTGCTTTACGTATAAACCTATTAGAGGAGGTATAAATGAAAAATAGCATTATAACAAAAATAGATAATGGGAAAATAATTCATAAATGTCGAGAATGTTCAAAATATAAAGAATATAACAATTGGATGGGTGGGATAATGGCGAAATGGGGTTCTTGGTGTCAATATAATGAGAAAGAAAAAATGATTTTTTTAGATGAAATAAATGGCAAAATAAATAGTGATATTCAATTAGACTTTCCTGAAGATTGCCCATTAGAAAATTTAAAGGAAGAGGTTTGATATGGCGAATTATGTAAAATGGTATGGCAAAGATGTGGAACGACAGATATTATCTGCAACTGAAAAAGCAGTATTAGCAGGTTGCCAATTAATTGGGAAAGATACTAAATTATCTATGGTGGCAGGTACAGGTAGAGAATATTTCCGTACAAAGAAAAAGTTAATACATCGGGCATCTGTTGAAGGTCAACCACCTGCACCCGACACTGGACGCTTAAAGGCTTCAATAACAGTAAATTGGACTAATAGTGGATTACCTACTGCAAAAGTTAGCAAACCTGCAAAAGAAGGAGATGGTATCAGTATGCCACCGACTGAAGCAGGAAAATTTACAGGACGGGTTGGGACGAATGTGGAATATGCTCAACATCTTGAATTTGGAACTGTAAAGATGGGGCCGAGACCATTTCTACGACCAGCATTCGAAAAGAATATAAGTAAGATAAGGGCTTTATTTGATAATTTAATTAAGAAGTGAGGTAAAAAATGAATATAATATACGAATTACCAGATTGTTGGGTTGAGGATAATCACAGGATAGAATGCGATTCAACAGCGGATTATATATTTGATTTAGTTGTAATTATTTAAGGAGATTATAATGCAAGTTTTGATGAATGGATTATACAACAAATTTACAGGTTCGACTGGTGCAGATTCTCTATATGCTTTATTGGGCGGTAGATTGCACCCAACCGAAGCACCGCAAGGGAATGCATACCCTTATGGGGTATATCACCTGATTAGTGATGTGCCAGAATATACCTTTAACGAAACGATAGAAAATGCGATTATACAATTTAATTTATTCGATGATAATAATAGTGCAATGAATATCAATACAGAATTTACTGCACTAACTACTTTATACGACTGGTCAAATATTAATATGTCTACGGGAGGTTATACTTCAATATATATGAAAAGGGAATTAAGTTATTTAATAAGAGAATTCGATGTTTGGAATTATATGATTCAGTATAGATTAGTATTTCAAAAAAATTAGGAGGCGAAAATGATAATGGTTAGAATATTTCTTATATTTGAAATTTGTTTGGTTTTAATTTTTATTGGATATAGATTATATTATTCTATTAAAAGCGAAAAGGTAATGTGGGGAGAACGAAAGAAAAGATTTATTGACGGAAAATTAAAATTAAAACCAGATATGCGAGACCCAATATTAAAAAGAAATTAAGGAGGATTTAATGGAAAAGTTAGAAGAATTAGAAGCAAGATTACTTGAATTAGAAAAAAAGCAAGGGATTAAAGAAGAAGTAAAATCTTATGGAATTTTAGGTAAGGCAAAAGAAGAGGTTATATTAAATGATAAGGAGGTGAAGGTAAAAGATTTTGTAAAGAATTTAGATAGTATCTACATACTTGGTAGAGGTCAGACTTTAGGTTATGCACCAACAGCCAAAATGGAGAATATGGAATTCTGGGGATGTAACAATGTCTTTAAAGCAAGGGAAGTAGATAGGTTATTCATTATGCACGATATTTATATAGTGCAATTTTTAAGGGAAAAAGATTTGATTAAGGAAATAAATGAGAAGAGTTTCCCTATATATACTTTAGGAAAATATGATATCTTGAAAAATAATGTGCAATATCCAATGGAAGAAGTATTAAAGCAATTCGGGACTTCTTATATCATAACTAATATAGCTTATATGATAGCTTTGGCAATATTACAGAAGCCTAAAACCCTACGATTGTTTGGAGTAGATATGGTTTATGGAACGAACAATGAATATCTTTATAATGAAAAAGCATGTATAGAGGGTTGGTTAGGTATGGCGAAGGGCAAAGGGATTGAATATGTTATACAGGAAGGATCTACTTTACTGAAGCGAAGGGGAATTAGTAATTATTATGGTATGGTGGAAAAGAATGATGGACTGTGTTTTAGACTTGAACCAAAATTTGCTTGGGGAAATAATACTGGTAAAGCGGCACTACGATATAAGATTGTCAAAGTGCAACATAATTTATAGGAGGATATATGGGAAAAGGAATTGAATTTATAAAGAATTTAGATAAGATAATCATACTCGCACAAGGGCCTAGTTGGTATCAATGTCCAGAAAAAGTTGATTCAAATACAGAAATCTGGGGATGTAATGTAATTTATCGGGATCATCCTGTGGACAGATTATTCTTTGGGCATGATGCAAGAGGGCATTTTTTAGAGGATGACGCCAACCTCTTTGAGAACTTAAATGCTTTAGATATACCTGTTTATACGATGAGCCTGTTCAAGCCACTAAAGAAGAATGCACTTGTACCAGTGATGGAGATATTACAGGAGTTCAATGAGGGGTTTTTCCTTAATGTGATTGCATATATGACCGCAACGGCAATTATGCAGAAGCCTAAATGTATAGAATATTTTGGGGTAGATATGCGACCAGATGCCGGAGGGGAAACTTATGGTAATGAATTAGGTTGTGTTAACTATTGGGTAATGTTGGCTTTAGGCAGGGGAATTGAGTTTAAGAATACTTTAGAGTCTTATGTATTAAAGATTAAACAAGAGGGTTCATTCCCCAATTTTAAGGCAAAGATACCGCAGGCGGGATTGATTTTTCAGATTCCTGAGAAAGACAGGAATATGCAGGCTTTACGGGAATATGTGATTATTCCCGAAGGTGAAGAAATATAATAAAAGGAAGAGGTGATTTTAAATGTCAGTGATTAGCGGAAGATATGGAAGTTTATATACTACCGGTGTTGTGGCTGACCAATACATCAAGAGTTGGACTTTAAGTCGCAAGGCAGATTTATATGATTCTACCAATTTTGATGATTCGACTGGGGGACGATCTTATGTGGCAGGGTTTACCGATTGGAGTGGAAGTTTTGAAGGATTTTATTCGAGTGGCAATACCGCAGTTCCTGGTGATACCGTATATTTAACCTTGAAGGCAACTACAACAGGAAATGCAAATGTCGGGATGGCAATACTTCTTGGAATGGATATTGGAGTAGGAGTAGATGGATTAGTTACTCAAAGTTATACTTTTCAGGGAACCGGTATTTTAGCCAATACGACATAAAAGGGGTGATATAAATGGCAGTAATTTCAGGGGTGAATGGAGCAATATATTGTACTACGGATTCGAGTTCTACGGGGGATTATACGGAAGAGGCAGGATTTTACAACTGGGCAATCAGTTATAAGGTTGATATATTCGATGCCACTGCCTTTGATACATCTTCGGGTGGAAGGTCTTATATACCAAGCATAACTAGTTGGACAGCAAAGGCAGACAAATATTTCCTTTCTACTGGGAATAATGTAAGTGGATGGTTAGGATATCCCATCAAGGCAAGGTTCTTTTTGAAATATGTGGCCTCTCCAAGTGCAACCGATGCCACAAGATTTTATGAAGGGGATACTATTATAACGGGGATTGACCAAGGGACTCCGGTAGATGCCTTGATAACTCAAAGTATTGGTTTTCAGGGAGTAGGGGCTTTAACTTTACAAACCCAAACTACGGCATGGTAATTTTTAAATGAAAGGAGGTAATTAATATGGTAGATGAAAAAATTGAAGATATGACTCAAAGTCCATTAGAAATAGAATTGAAAGACGGCAAGACTTATAAATTAGGTGCTATTGGGTTAATAGATTTTGGAGATTTTCAACAGTATATCAGAAGTCAAAGGATATCGTTAATTAATAATATTAAAGATAAAGAATTGCAACTTTTAATGACTGATAAAATAATGGTTGACCCGATAGACCTTGACAAAGAATATAGAACTTTAAATGGTCTTTGTTATATGGCCTGGAAGTCCATCCAGAAATGCCATCCAGAGGTAAGTTTATCCGATATAAATAAACTGATTGACCTTGATAACTTTGATAAGATATCCATCATAATGGGCAATCTAGGTGGGAAACCAAAAAACTCCAAGAAGGCAAAGGCAAACCCTTAAAATGGCATGAGGCCTTTGCCTTACTTAAACATAATTATACTTTTAGTAAAAAAGAAATATGCGAGATGAGTCTGTATAATATACAGAATTATATTAATGATATTCCTATGGTATTAGGACAGGTCAAAGAAGAGCAAGTTTTACCAATAAATAAAATAGATGATAACCGTGAATTAGTTAAGCAAGCTAAGGAATTGGGTTTAAAAGTACCGAAATATTATTAACTATTATTCCAAGAAACAGTTTTACCAAATTCATCTATTTTAGAATCATATTCTACCATTATTTGATAGGTTGCTTCTTGACCAGATGCCAATGTTGAAGGTTCAGCATAACCATAAGCAATGGAAACTAATTTATCATACTTATCGAGGGAACGGATTTCAACTTTTACATAATAGGCAGTACCCTTGCCTTTGTTTTTAAGTATGCCTTCGACGTAATAATAGTTACGAATTAAACGATTAGTAGAATCGACAAATACAATATCGGCTTTTGGTTGATTTTCTAATTCTTTAATTCGGGTTTTTATCTGTGCTTCTATTTCTACTTTTGCTTTTTCTTCTTCTGTCGGGGGTTCTGGTGCAGGAGTAGTTTTTGGTTGAGGTTGTGTATTGGTTGAATTGTTACCTTTGATAAGTAAAGAAATAGTACAACCTGATTCGATTTGTTGCTGGGACAATTTGTAAATGTTGGTAAGATATATTGCCTTGCCATCCATATCTTTAATTATATATATATTAGCATAACAGGGGATAGTTAAAATAAGACAAATTAAAAGTAAAGTAATGAATATTGATATATTTTTAATATTCATTTTAATATACCTCCAATTTATACTTTTAATTGGATAATATACCTTAAATTGGAGATTGTCAAATAAGGTGGTGAGTTAAAATTCGACTAGCTGAAGCATTTATCGAATTAACGACCGATGGCCGTAAATTAACTGCTGGCCTAAACGATGCGGAAAAGCAAGTAGTGGCCTCGACCAATGCAATGTCACAGAAATTTAAAGCAATAGGAACGGTTATGACCACTGTGGGTGGAGTAATTACTGCGGCACTTGCTACTTTGGTTTATAAGACTGTAACAATTGAAGAAGAATTCGGACACATGAGCGAGAGGACAGGAGAAACTGTTGAAAATTTATCCGCTCTTGCTTATGCTGCCGAACAGTCAGGAACAAGTATTGACCAGATAGAATTAAGTATGAAATTTCTAACTAA